TTGGCATTAATCCGAGGGAGATGCCGATTAAGGTACTTACTAGCTCGTGAAAAAATGAGACAAGTTGATCTAACGGAACGGACTGGTTATTCCAGACAGCAGATATCCAATTGGGTTAACAATCGGGAATTGATGTCGTGGGATGCCGGTATTGCTGTTTCTTATGTACTTAACTGTCACATGGAAGAATTATACGAGATAGAAAATATCCGAGCCTAATCGGCTCTCCCAAGGAGTTGTATAGCTATAGCTATACAACAGTGATTGTTCTTCGCTATTTCCCCCCTTTAATATATGGCACTCTTATAATCAGTCCGGACTCATTATAAGAGAGCGCATACCAAGTGTACTCTTTATGATCTTAATCTCATGTCGTTATATGTCGAATGAATGAGTGGTAATTTATTACTCTAAACTCTCCGCTTTCAGTATATCTATAAATGGGATCTTCAACAGTCCCTCATATCTCGTCTGTATATGTACTCTCTGTGTTGCTGTGTCCATTTTGGTTACTGTTCCCTGTGCTGTTTCACTAGACTTCCAAATCGTAAATACAAGCTGCGTAGAACCCTCCAAAGACTGCCCTAACTTTTCTGCTAACTCTTGTAAATCAAATTCATCTCTAGTGGGTCTTGATACTTTACTTTTCCCTGATGGTTTAGGAATTGCATTCACATCTAACGCCTCCTCTATGGTAGTAAATAGAGTATAGCAAACAAGTGTTCGTATTTCAATGCAATATTTAACATCATAAATAATTGGTACCTTGTATAATACAAAAACCACCTTAGCGTCATGCCTCCGTGGTCTTTTATCATTAAAGAATCATAGATCCAGTTAACTTCCCTAAATTTATTTTCTTTGTATGGTCTTCATTTTCTACTAGTGGGGCTGTTTTAATTAAAGTCTTTGGTTTGATTGCTTCAACTTCCTGAGCTAAGAAGTACATCCTGAAAGCTTCCTTCATATGATAGTTCTGATCCCCTGCTGGGATGCCTTGAATTGCATCCCATATTGCATCATCACGCTTACCGAAATATATAAGCTTCTGTCTCTTAGCTGCCATATTATTACCTCCCTTATAACTTCTTAGCTATCTCTGCATAGCCTAGAACCTGTGCATCCTGAGCGTTGTCCATGATCGTACAGTAATGCTTTTTATGTTCGAGTAGGTTCGTTTCGACACGCTCAGCCGTTCCGCCACCGAATACAACCTCATCTAGATCATCCATAAAAGCACCACTGTATTTGTCTATCAAGTCAGCCCAAACACTCTTTGCATACTCATCAAAAGCATCTTTTACATAGAGCTTGTCCATGATCGGATCGAAGATCTTGCCTGTATTTATGTCTTGGCGTGGAACCCCATGATCCAGCAGATCGTCTATGTGATAATATTTGTAGTCCGTTTTGTATTCTAGGTTTACAGCATCGGCAATTTTCTTGTATGCACTCTGTATACCAAGCTCGCGAGCTGTCTTAACTGTCAACGCATCGATCTCCCCGCTGATGATCGGTAAGTAGTTTATCGTCTTAAAGCCAAGGTCAACAACAAGTATGCGCTTAATTATAATGTCGTTTCCACGCTGCTTAACGAGTGTATAATACGTGCCAAGACCTTGTGACACTACGACTGTTGAATTAACATTGACTGTTATCTCCTTACCATTAAAGGTTAATGAGTGCTCCCCGTTAAATAACGCTTTGATCTCATCAGATTCATCAAGATTTTGATACGGCATCCCTGTGATAACTGTAACTGCTTCCTCATTCACTGTATGACGTTTAGCCAGTGAATACATTGCCAATACCTTATACGCTTCTGACTGAGCTCTATTGACAGTCTCGTTAGCTACGATAGGCTTACGTCCTAGATTGTACACATCATCACCGATAACGTACGAAATTCCATCAATCATGATTACATCAGCTGCAAGGGTATCGTTTGGTGTCATAGAATCTCCAAGCCGTCCAACGACTGCACGAGTCTTACAAACAATTCCCTTTGCATCTACATCTTTCAAAACACCATAACCGATATCAGTCGCTCTTACATTTTTCATTCAAAACACTCTCCCTATAATTTTTTTATATAACAATCGTTATAACTTTTTATATAAAGTCGCCGTTTAAGGCTCTGAAATCACTAATCTTCTAGAACTTCTTATATAACAATTTCTATAATATTTTATATAAATGCGTTTGGGCTTTAACAACCATTGCTTATGATTACATTTGTTCGCTCATAAAACGAATCATGGAAGGTTGAAGGTATACACAATCAATCTGCTCACTTTTTCCAAAACGGCTTTTTTCTCCAAAACAGACGTATTTGTGAATGGATGCTGATTCCTGAAACATTATAATAGCTGTAACATTTTTATAATCACTTTCTTCGTTATCTGTAATTGTTACTTGAATTGTAGAATTTCCGAATCCATGAGATTGATTTCTTTGATGTTCTTTTAATACGCGCTCGTAAAAGTGTCCAGGTACATATTCATTCATTTGCTCAATACTGATTTCCAATTGTGTCATCCCCTTTCTAGGCTATTCTGTTTCTTCTCGCTTTGTACTGCTTAATAGCATCCTCGTAGCACCATCGGAAATACCCAACAGGGTTCTGTATTTCAAACTTCATGATCACGCCCTCAAGCGTCATGGTACAAGCTCTATCAAAATAAAGCTCTGTAGCCATCTTCACAACTTCTGGATCTAACTGGTTAGAGAACTGGTTAAGCAGCATGGTGTACATCTCGTCTATGTACCAGGAGCCTATTGGCGTATTGTTTAGCATGTAGCAGTTCTTGGTTGCATGTTTTTGTAAGGCTTGATAAATGGCTTCCTGTTCAGATGCGTCAGCATCGCCCATACAATCATTCAAGTCTTTTGAGTTATTAAAAGATTTATAGTTCTTATTATTGGGTTCGATTTTCGTACCGCTTTCCGGTATTAATTTCGAACCGTTAATAATATCCGGTTTGTTTTTCGCACCGCTTAGTTGTGTGGTCTCCCGGGGAGTGCTGTCTCCTGACTTTCTACCTCCGCCACTCTTTGTACGTTCTCTGTTCTCCGTTTCCCACTCCGTTGCATAATCCCGAATTTTATTGAGCGGCTTAGAAGCCAACTCGATCTTGTTTTGCGGGTAAGAGTACACAATAATTGTCAGGAATCCATCACACTCCTTGAAATCTATGAATCCATAGTCCCAAAGCTGTGGAACTACCTTGGAGTAAAACGTACTCTTAGAAACATCTAGTCGAACACATAACTTTGTTAGTGAAGCATTGAAACGTTGCTCTTCTGTTCGATCAGCATATGTATATAATTTAAGCCATGCGATATAAGCCTGTTTCCCGAGCTTATCTATCCAGTCATCCATTGCGATAAAGTGTTGGATCGGTAGAGTTAACTCATTCCGGCTACGTTTTTCGCCTAGTTGGATGATCACTTTGTTGTTAGCCGACATTCATAATTACCCCTTTCATACGTTTAATGGTTATAACGTATAAGCGTTTTGATATTCATAATATTATACGCTTATACGTTAAGTGTCAATAAAATTATTTACGCCTATACATATATGCGTTATAATGGGTTTAAGGATGGTGATATCGTGCGAAAGATCAATATACGACTTAAAGAAATAATAGATAAGCGTGGTATAACACAAGCCACTCTTTCAGAGATGTCTGGCGTTCGTCAATCAGCAATTAGCGAAATGTCCAGAAACATTAGGGAACAAGTGAGCTTACGCCATTTAGAAAAGATTGCAGAATCCCTCGATATAACGGACATGAATGAATTACTTTTCATAGATTTAGGAGATCCAGAACAAAACGACAAATAAGCCCCGGCACTTAGCCAGGGCTTTCAGGTTATATATAGCATGGTCATCTTCCAAAACTCATGGATATATTTACCTAGTTCTGATAGACTACATCTATAAAATCAATAAGAAGGTCGAGGGGAAACTGTCTTGGTAAAAACATTACGAGGAATGGCGATTGTAATAATAATACTAGTTTTTATAGGCGGCATTGTAGCTGGCAACGTATATGCACCAGAGCCACTACGTGTATTCGAAGACAAAAAATTTCTGTGGAGTATAGCGCTTATGTGGTGGGTCGCTGGAGGTGTCTCTTCGGTGTTCGTCTTTGCATTTTCCACGTTACTGGAACATGTGCAAGGAATCAGCAGTAGGCTAGATGAAATAGAGACTACTACTCGTCGCATACATCGAGAAATTCAGGAATAGTAAATATAATTACCGCTGAGAAGTCCCAAAAAGGCTGTATATAACAAGGTGTACAACAAAACCACTTTTGATATTTTCAAGGTAATAAAGAAACTGTTTAAATAGACTATATATATATCATACGCACACCGTGACTCACCTTGTTATTATAATCCTGCGGGGTTAGATGTGCAGGGTGATGATTGGGTGGGGCACTTTAAAACCAAAAAAACACCCCACCGACCAATTAAGGTTAGTGGGGTGTTTTTACCGATATTTTCGGATTGCACGCTGTGCTTCCGTAACGTATAAAATCAAAATTTTCATGTTTGGAATAATCAGATGTTAAATTTGTCAAACGTTTTGTTTAGCCTGTCCCGATGCCGCACGTAAGGCATCTGCCAAACGTCCAACCTCTTTGCGCTCTGCAGCTGTCTTAGCTACTCCGTATGCGGGCTTGAGATACTTATCTATGATTGCGTTAGCGTCTTTTTCATCCACTTTTGACAACTCCTCTTTTGAATAATAGTCTTGCAGATATTTAGTAGGTTCAACCACACCGGATTCTGTTGCCGTATAACCAAATGACGGAGAGCAAGCCTTGCGGATCTCATAATGCAAATGCGCACCTGTACTCTTACCTGTGTTACCTTGATTGCCCACAACTTGATCTCTGACCACTCGCTGTCCTACTTTTACTGCTATTTCAGACAGATGAGCATACACATGCAAATAGCCCTTGTCATCTTTAATAGCTACCACATTACCCATATTGCCGAATCCTGAGCCTGTCAAACCCATCTTAGCGTGTAACACTTCTCCACCTACAAATGCCTTGAGCACACCGTTAGATGGGGAAACTACAAGGTCTACACCTCTATGGAATCTCTTAACATGATCTACAGGATGCATACGCATACCAAATGGACTTGTTAGTCTAAAAATTTCAAATGGATTCATTATTTATTACCACCCTTCTGCTTGAATACAGCAATAATATCTTTAATCCAATTCGGCATTGGTAGGCCCAAACGACCATAATTTTCTGTCACGGAAATAAGTTCATTCGCAAGATAAAAATAAATGGAACCAATCATGATCACATCGGTGCCCATCAAAACATCTAGCCTGTGTGCCAATATAACAACTAGCAGCATAAGCCCCTTTTTAGCTAATCCCCAGAAGCCAACGTTACTGCTAAGCCCTTTGCCCTCTTTTAAAGACGCAGCAACACCGGTTGTATAATCGATCACTATCGCAAGTAAAAAAAACGAAATCAATTCAGACCATCCTCCTAAAAGGTAAGTCCCTGCCGATCCTACAAGTGCAATGCCCCACTTTAATATTAAATCCAATCTCTCCACTTCATTTCCCCCTTTAAATATAAATAGCCCTCGGATCGGCTCCTAGGGCAAAACAAAAACACGCCCGAGTGGACGTGTAGTATATGGAATTATTGCACTAAATGCTTTTTGTGTTGTTCCCGTTTGCGCTCTGCTGTGATGCTTGCATATATTTGAGTAGTAGCAGGATTCTCATGGCCAAGTAATTCTTGAACAGCTACTAGATCTGCACCATTGTTTAATGTCAGTGTTGCAAAGGTATGACGCATTGTATGAGGGCTGACCTTCTTTTGTAAACCCGCATTCTCAGCGATTATTTTAATCTCTCGTTGAATGCCCCTTTGGGATAATCTTCGATACGGTTTTCTTTCCGTGATTATTAATGCTGGTTCCGAGTCTGCCCTAGTAAATAAGTATTTTTTGAGATGGAATAAGGCTTTGAAACTAAAGTATACTTCTCTTTCTTTGTTGCCTTTTCCGATCACCCTACAACTCTGTGTATTATAATCAATATCACTCCTGTTAATTGCGTGGACTTCTGACAATCGACAACCAGTAGCATATAAGACCTCGATTAACACACGCTGCCTAACATTTACACAAGCTTCCCGAAGCATCTCCAATTCTTCAATACTCAAAGCTTTTGGTAATCGTTTTTCTTTCTTTGGCGGTTTGATCCTTGCGGTGGGATCTCTTGGAATAATATCTTCAGCGGTTAGCCATCCGAAAAACGATTTGAGCACTGACAACTTAGTAGATATAGTTGTAATCTTCTGGTTATTGTAGCGACCAAGATAGACCCTAATATCTGCTGTCGTTACATCCTCGACCATCTTCTTCATATGCTCTGCAAATATTCTGAGATGAATCTTGTAACCACCTAACGTTACTTTAGATAGTCCCTCTAGCTTTTTACCGGATAGGTATAGATCGATCTTTTCTTGTAAATCGGGATGTGTCTGATCAGTTTCAATCCGCTTGATGTCGTAACCTGAAATGATCTCTGACAGCTTCGATCGAATGCCTTCCAAATCAATTCCTGTACAGATTCCTAACAATGACTGAGTAACCTGAGACAATAAATGTTCTCCAGCTGCCTGCATGATATGACCTCCTTGGGATAGGTGTTTTTCCCTTGGGATAAAAATAGAAGTAGGCAACGCTCCCAAGAACGTTTTAGGATGGGGAGCTACCCCACCCTTGCCTACTTCTACCATATCATATCATGTCGAGTTGTGTAAACGAAATGGGAACATTTGTTTTCATAGGCAAAAAGGTAATTTTATTGACTATAAACAAATGAGAAAATAACACCCATTGTTGAGTGTTCTTGTGTCGCATTATCATCCATATGCCTTACAATGGGTTGCGGTCAGTTGCCATAATCTTGGCAGACTCTTCTTCGGTAATGAATTCCTTCATTACTGCTAACTTTATTTGTTCCACTGTTGCAATGTTGTTTATCCAATTTCTAAGGAATAGATTATACTTTGCCCCCATGTTATATACCCCCTAACATTAGTTCCATAAGTAAACCATCTTGTTCTGATTGGGACTGTTCCAGCCTCTCCATTCGAGACAATTCGATCTGCGCATATTCAGGCACGAATTTTTCTGTTGACCATTGACCATTTTCATACTTCCTAAATGCATAATGCTCATAATCAGCAGTTTCTATTTCAATGTGTTTACCATCATTAATCATTGATATTACGCTTTTCACGCCAATACAAACATTGCTTTCATTTAATTCTGCCAATATAATCATTTTCTGCCCCCTAGTTAAATTCTATCACTTGCCAATATACCGATTTTATAGATGTATCTACTTGTGAAAAACTGATATTTACACCACTAGATAGACTTCCTGCCAATAAGTTTGTTTGTGATGCTGCACTACCGGATGAACTTGTATAGCTGAAAAATAGCAGAGAGGTTAATGTGTTTACTGCTGCTACCGCAACGCTAGTTGTAACCGCCCCTATAGCAGCGGTTCCTGTTTGCAGTGATTTTACATTTGAAAATTCTATAACTTCCCATTCGACGGTTGGTGCGTTTGATAAAAGATATTGCGATAAGGACAAATTTAAAGTAGTCGAGTTCGATAGTTGAGCCTTTACAAAAACTGAGTGCCCTTGCCCAGCTGTTGAGTTAGGTCTAAATGTGATTTTTACTATTGCTTTTGTTATATCTACGAGTGAGATTGGTACATTTTCACTCACATCTGCCATAAATGTTGATCCTCTTTGAATGCTTTTAACATTAGTTGAGCTAATTTGTCCGATCTTTGTAGCCAATGTTGGGAATGTATCGGATGGACTGGCCGCTACACCCTTAGCAGTAACAGCACTTGCTACCGCTGTTTTTCCATTATTGGCTTGCAGAAAAGCCGCATCTGCCCGATCCATTGCAGTTTTTACAGCTTTAGGTGTTGCAGCATCGACTTCACTCGGGCTTGTAACACTACTATTAAGTTTCACATGTCCCTTAGTTGTTAATGTCGCAGTTTCCGCCTTATGCGCAGTAACGGTTTCTTGTAGAGTTTCAAACTCGCTACGAGAAACAACCTTCTTCCAGGCACCATTCCAAACGTTATTCGCGCTAGTACTGCGCTCATAAATAGCTGTGACTCCTGTACCACCATTATTAAAAGTGATACGTTGCACAATAAGATAATCACCGGACATCTTTGTTGTTTGTACTAATGCGGTATCTGTACCAACATGGCCAGTAGCTGTTTTCCAAGGATCGGCCAATGCCGTAGTTAAACTAAATGCGGTAATGCCGATTGGATATACTGCCGGCATCTCGGCCACAAGCTTAGATGCTATTGTATTCACTTGCTCTGTTGTAACTTTGTGTGGATTGTTTGTGTTAGTTAAATGCGATGAAAACGAGTTAATCTCATCCTGCATTTCATCTATAGCTAAATTAATTTCATTAATCTTATTTTCAAACTCGCTACGCGTAGCATAAACAAGCGACTGGTCTATGACTGCCGTGACATTTGTTGCGTTACCCACAATGATATTTAAGTTTATCAACTTTTCTATGATATCAGCACTTCCTGCAGGCGGTATATATTCAGCTGTTGTTCCTGAATTTCCGTACGCATACAAAATTTCACCTTCGTCTGGATCAAGGGCAAATACTCCAATTTCTCGAAAGAAGAACCCCGTAGTAACATCCTGATTTGAGAGGATCGCACTGACGACAGCTCGAGCAGGACTAGGAGTGTAAACGCGATTTAGGTTAAGACTCTTTCTTTGACTGATTAGTCCTACAAGACTCGGTATAGACTGACTTGTGATCGTCCCGTCCCCAAGACCCATTCTTGAATATTTCAAATCTGCACCAGCTTGTGCTTTCGCCTGCAAGTTTCGACCTTTTATCGTAAGAACTAAACCACCAAACGCACCCATTATATCATCCTCGCTTCCATGGTTTCTCCGAAGTGAAGAACCCCGGCAAAATTCATATTCATATCATCCGTTTGCTCTAAAATGACTCGGTCAATTTTTGATGAAAACCTAGTCACTGAATCGATTGCACGATAAAACTCTTGTGCTCTAGATTGCGTTGCCTGCGGATTGCCTGTTTTGACTTGATAATGTCCAGGAGTACCATCATACTGAAACCATTCTTCTACTACTCCATCTCCAAAAACAATATCCACCAACTGTTCTACTGCTGCCGGCGTTCCCTTCATTCGATGAAATGAAATAGCATTCTTGATAAGGTTTCGTTTCACTTCAATTGTTAGATTTGGATCGTAGAAGTCGACATGCAACTGCCAGGCTAGTGAATCTGCTTCTTGATCATTGATTTCGTCAAGCCTTGAGAATCGTGAAAGTTGTGCAATAGATTGCGTATTTTTTTGTAATTCCTTATCAAGTACCAATGCATGTGCTTTTACCATTGGATCCTCTTTAACGCTACTCGGCAATAAATCAAGCAAGCTTACGTCTTTCATCTCAATCATCGTCAAGCCCTCCGTATGTTATTGTCACATCATTCTCTCTAGCAACCTGCAAAGAGGCTAACTCCATATAATTAGGGGAGATAACCTCTACTCTAAGGGCACCAGCAGCCATAATTCGACCTATTAGTTCCGATGGATTAATAGCTCGTCCAAGCTTCGATTTTTGCCATAAACTAAATGACTTAATGGCACTATCAATGGCAGCCTGAATATCCGATGACTCTGCGGATCGCTCTCGATTAATATAATAAGTCAATGTAATATTGTAACTTACCAATTCAGGAGGTTTAACCGTCACAAAGTCGGTTAAAGGTCGCCTTGTGCGATCATTAACCGCTACCTCAACTGCGTCAAGTATATCTGGCGTTGGAATTTCTCCTCCTAACATTAGAGGTACAACAACAACTGAATAGGGCTCTGGGGATGCAAGAGCCACGTCAACAATTGCGGGATTAGCTGTTTTAGCCCAATATACATATCCATCCCTCGGTCCTGCTGTTGAGAAAGATTCTGGAGTTAATCTGATACGATCTCTATAAGCGTCGTCGGATTCGACATCTGCACCTCCGCCACTCTCCGTGACATTTGTAACGGATTGAATAAAGGGTAACGGATCAATAAGTACATTTAATTGGCCTATAAGAAACCCATTTCCAACATCACCGGGGATATTGGCCGTAGAAATAATTTCAATCGAAGTATCTCCTGGATCAATCACAACGGTTTCTATTGTAGAAAAGTAAACCGTTCCGTCTCCTCCTTGTGGTCCTACCCTCGTACTCATTGGTATAATCTGAGCTGAAGTTAATGGAGTAGACAACGTGAATTTGATCGTTGTGCGGGATGAAGATGATGCGAGACGAACATTGTTATATAGAGAACCAATGTAATCTAGCATGACACCACGAGCGACAGGCAATAAATCTGCCTTCTTTGCTTGATCAATTAAATGCCTTTGTTGGATGATAATATTCATAAGCGCTAAAAATAATATTCGTTCTGGATCTGCTTTATTCAATATTCTTCCTGTTTCTAACTCTAATGATCTGAGTGCGGTATTTAGGATGCTTGTCACATCCGTATCCACAAAGCTGATCTCCGGCAATTCTACGAATCCCATTTACCTTGCCACCTCCTCATTGACCAAGAATTTAATAATGGGAACAAGCTTTCCTTGAACTTCGAATTCTTCCTCCTCCATAAAAGTAACCTCAGTAACAATCGCTCTAGGTTCCTGTTCCTGAATAGCGGTTAAAATATTACTTGATATAAGCGCTCTGGCCGCTAGAGTTGATTGATCTATCATGCTAGGATCTATTCCAAGCGTGCGATCCAATGGACACATTCCCACAATTGTACTGACAATGATCCTAATGTTTTGCATTATCGAGTCAATACTTGCTAACCCGAATTTAAATGGCTCATACTTCCCTACAACAGTGTATTCCGTCATACATATTCCTCCAAAGAAAGAGACATCGAAGCTTTCAATAAATTCCCTTTGTTATCTACTGTGGTCCAGTCTTGATCTATTCCAGTAATCTTCCACTTGTTTACGCCTAATCCTTTACCACCTATAACAAGCGACAGGACTTTACCATCTCGACTGTACTTTACTAACTTGTCCATTTCCTTTCGGGGATTCATCCCATACTTCACGTCAAATACAACGGTCAGGGCTATAGTATCAAGCCCTGGTCCTAAAAACTGTGAACGGGGCTTCTGTAGAATAATTTCATTGTTCGCCCAACGATCAGCGCTTGATCTATGAAAACCCTGAAACGTTCGAATTTTATAATGAGTAGATATAAAAACGATGTCTCCCAACGACCCTAATCCTAATGTTTGTGCCACCTACACCACTCCTTATGTGATGTTACTTGCTGTTATAGTACCTGAGACTGTTAAATCTCCTTCGATCATCACCTTGCTAACAGGTTTGATCATAAGTTGTCCCGTCGAACGATCGTAATAGACATAACTTCCATCCTCGAAAAAGGTCCCTTGTTTGTTGCTGGTGCCCGGAAGGTCGTTGGGTATAACTCCAATGCAAACACCATTAGATAACCCATTTCCGAGGAATAGGCACAACACTGTATCTCCTGGCTGTGGAAGTCCGTTTGTAACTCCCCATCCTCCAAAAACCATAACGGGCAAATCACTAGAAACCATATTTTGACGATCTGGGAATGCTACTCTAACCGTCCCATTTTCAAAATTAGAACTAGAACACTCGCCAATTTTAATTAATTCCTTAACCATACTACGTATATCTGCCATTAAGACCACCCCAATACTTTTCGTACGTTAATAGGAGTTTGATATGCAGATCCTCCGAGAGTATGACTTGCACTGACAATGATATATTTCCCATCAAACTTACCCCAACCCTTAACGTTCACAGTAACACTTGAAGCAAGACGGATATCTCCATCCATTACAAAGGATGCTAAGCCCGCCTTTTTGTTTTGTTCTCGCAAACGATTCTTGGCCAGTCTATTTGCTTCCGCTACTGTCTCTACTTGCTCATTGAGCCTTAGTACAGGTAAACCTTTCAATCCCGGTATTTTATAAGATCCTTTGATGACTTTGGAAGAGGTTTTTTTGGTTTTTGCAACTGTATACGTAACTTCACACGACCCATATGCGCTACCTTCGCTATTTATTGAGAAACTATAAGAGATGACATTTGCTTTACCTCGCTCGATGTTTATAACGGCATCCTTTTTCTCATAAACTTCCTCATCAAAAAGAACCAGTGTAGATCCACTGGCTTTAACGGCTATACCTTCTTTTATTGCGGTTTCAACTAAAAAGGAAATGTCGCTTTGATCGCTTTGATCCAGTCTATCAAACTTAGGATTTGCCGACGCTGAATAGAGTAATTTTAATTTAGCCGCTTTGGCTACTTCTGTTGATAACGTCTTCAGAGTGACTTTCTCCCATGCCTTAGATCGTTTCTCTTGTTTAACGGATGCCCCTTCTATTGGTAACGATGTGGCTTGCATCGTTACATTGTCCGGTGGTCCTTCCATATCTGCTGAATCCAAGTAGAATGTCCCACAAGGGAGCTTCTTTTTCTCTCCTTGTTTGTCCCAATGCTCCGTGTGTATTTCTGCTTTGATGGTGTCCCCGATTACAGGAGCCCAACCCTTTATCCAGTTCCGATCACGATCATCCAGAGTAATGGATATGTCATCAAACTCACCAGGCGCAGAGTCGTTATATGAAAAATTCATAAGATATTTTTTTAAATCCGTGGAGATGTTTTTCCCATTATAAAAAAGGACGAGGGCAGCCCTTCGTCCATCTTGTACTGATCCCATGCTATTCCCCCATTCTCCAAGGTGGTAAGGTATCCGCAGTATCCACGACAACTTCAGGAACATTCAATATATTTCCAGAAGAAAAGATAATAGTACCTATAAAGTCGGGGTTAGCATCCATTAACGTTGTCATGAAACTCTCTGTTCCTGAAATCTTAAAGGCAACTCCATCCCACGTATCGCCTTGAATCGTCCTGTATTTGGTCATTCATGCTACCCCCTCATGCTCACCCTCGATTGTTTCCGTTCATAGGCAGCAAGTCCGGTTTCCCAATCGCTCTTGGTCTTTTGTGCAAGCCCTTCAAGATCATTCTTGTTAGCATTTCCATATACATTATAAGTAGGATTAAAAACATAGCTTCCACCACTTCCTGATGAATCAGATGCGCCAAGCATACTACCAGCGGTGCTGTACAAGTCACGTGAACGCTGTGAACCATTGATTGGAATAATAACTTCGTTATCCCCACCTTCTCCAACCCACGCAAGCTCTGGACGACTCACCACCCCACCACGAGCATACTCTTGAACTTGTTGCCCTCTTCCTCCTATTCGTGCGACATTTGGAACACTAGCAGGGATGTTTCCTATTTGGTTCCATGCAACTGAAATATCTATCTTCTTATCCGCTGGAAGTTTGTCCATTTCTCTGTTTAATTCTTGAACATCTCTAATTACTTTTGCAAATCTTTCCTTTTCTTCTGCAGACAAGTTTTTATATTTGGCTGATTGTGAATCAATAGTTTCTCCTACGCCTAAATTTAGTTGAATCAGAGCGATCTTATTGTCATACAATTCTTGAAAGCTATTTTCAGCAGCTTTCATTTCTTCCTGAGTAGCTTTCAAATTAGAAAGAGTCTCATTCGTATACTTCAGTAAAGCCGGTGGAGCATCATCCAATAACTGTAGCTGATCCCCAAAGTCTTCTCCTGTTATATTTTTCACTTCAGCAGCTAGTTTTTGTATCTGTGCCATGGCTTGGTCACTGGACAAGTTCGGATTGTCCATAATGGCATTTCTTCGCTCTAGATACTCATTTAGACGGACATATGATTTTTCTGAATCTATATTTGCTTGATCGTATTCTTTTGCTTTTTTGGTTAATCGCGTGTAATCTTCTTCGAGTTTAGGAAGATTGGATTCCCCATTTATAATTTCGTTGTTAAGCTCTCTCTTTGTCATCGCTAGTGTTGTTTCATTCAACTCATTAGCAAGCCCTACCTGTTCTCTAAATCTTCCGCTTTTTGCATCTTCTGCTGATAGAATTTCAGGATTCAAGTCAATGAGTTCTTGTTCGACATTCGCTAGCTTACGTCGAGCCTCTGCTAACTGTTCGGCCGGTGTTTTTACATCGCCAAGCTTTTTGATTAATCGATCGTATTCCGTAGTAAGATCTTTTGTTTTTGTCGTTTGTTTTTCAACTTCGGAGAAGTTATCATATGCCTCTCTGATTGAGTCTCCCATATGGAGTATCGCTTTCCTTGCTGCCTCTTGATGCTTTTTATAAGCGATTACCCCTAGTGTTAAAGCTCCAACTGCACCAACTGCAATTCCGATAGGATTTGATAATAGACCTGCAGCTGCTCCGAATTTTGTTGTATTCCCTGTAACCTTCCCTAGCGATTGTGCTACTCTCGTGTAATCTTTAACAATTGATACCGTATTTTTCGTAAGCATGGCAGCAGCAACAGTCAACGCTATAGCTTTAATGGTATCTTTATTATTGGATGCCCACTCCGTCATATCGCGCAGAACAGGCATTAAGTCCTCTCCAATGGGAATAATAACTTCTGTCATAAGTTCTCGTCCTAACACTTGAAGATCTTTAGTTAGAGAGTCATACTTAATCTTTGTTATCTCTTCCATTGTGTTTTTCGTCATGTCAAACTGACTTCGAGCTGTACCTAGCGCGGCAATGACATCTGATTCCATGTCCTCAAACTGCGTGCCGAATAGCGCAACACCGATGGTGCTCCGCTGCATCGGATCCTCGATCTCGCCAAGTTTATTAATGACCTTTTCCATGGCATCTTTACCCCGGATTGCACCACTAGAAAGACCATCTAAAATATCGTTTCCCTGACCCATTATCCCCTGCAAAGCTTCAAAAGCATTCGAAGATTTTTTTCCACCTGCTTTAAGGTTCTTCACCAATTCCTTAGCCGTATCTTTTGACACGTGCTTTAGCAGCTCCATATACTCCGCTGACTTCGCGGAGCCTTTCATCAACCTTTGGGTAAACTGATCAATGTCGTCTGGAGCAAATAGCATAGCCATGGCATCTATCGTACTGTCGCTACCATCCTTGATGCGGATTCCAAATTCCTTTACCGAATCCCCGACTTTATCCAGGTTAAATGCGCCCGCCTCAAGACCAGAGCTAAATTGGTTAAACATTTCATTTGCTGAATATCCTAAAGTTTTATAATATACGCTATATTCATTTGCAGTATCGATTAACTCATCAGATTTATTAAGGCCCTTCTGCGCACCTTGGGCAAGTAGGTTGTAGGATTCTTCGGAGGTAATGCCAAAGTTTTTCATCATCGTATCGGATGCCTTAATGGATTGCGTGATTTCCTCTCCAAATACATCCCTAAATGCAATGGCATTTTGAGTGATCCCTTCCAAAGCGTCTCCTGTTTCATGAGTTACCTGTTTAACAGTTGTGATGGCACTAGCTATATCCTCGAAGTTCTCCCCCATACCTTTTCCATAAAGGTCTTGGGTAACGCTTCGGATACTTTCCATTTCTTCCACCGTTGCACCAGTGGCTGCGGCAACTTGCTGTAATGAATCCTTAAAAGAAATTACTTCTCCAACAGCATTTGAAAAAGTATCCGTCACACTGGATATTATTGCATAAGCACCCGTATATTGAGCCACTCTCCCAAGAACATCCTTAAATCCTTCTGCTGAGTTCTTGAGCTTATCGAATGAACCGGCACTATTTCGAGCCTCTTTGCCTAGATGATCCATGCTTTTAGATCTCTGGATCATCTTTAGTTCACTTTCGAGATCAGACACATTATGTGTGACACCATCAAAAGCCCTTTTAAGCGTCGGATCTAGCTTTCCTGATAGTTCAAAGGCTACTTCATATTCTTTAGCCATCACGTACCTCCCTTCTCTGGAGGATGTTCTTTTCTATATAACTTATTGTGAGCTTCCAACCATTGAAACAGCTCACCAAGTGGACGAGATAGCCAATAATTCACTGGTGTATTTCTTTTTGAAGCGAGTCGCAATGCACACTCCATAAGTCGTTCAGTAGGATCTTTGTCTATTCCATACCGAGCAAAAAACGTTGTGCCATCTTAGTCACTCTAATAAAATCTTTTGCTGGCATCGCTTTAATAATTCGAAAGTGAAGTGATGCCGCCTTAGCCGCGATCACTGTTTGGTATCCAGGGTGTGTCTCTTTCATCATCATGGTTAATACGTCGCTCGATCCTACCACTTCATACATTTCTGATTCACAAGCGATAATGTCATCACCAGTAAGCTTTTCAAAATCGAACTTAATTTCTTTATACTCTTTATCTTCATAAGTAAAAGGCCGAGAGAGCTTGTAAGCTCTTCCCCCGACCTCATTAACACTAATGTTCTCTTCTGTTTGTTCGTTCACTTTGTATTTCCCCCTCGAATTAAGATTTCCCTAATATTTTTCTTACATCCAATAGATCATCTTGCCCATTTACTCGAAACACATAATTGAGCTTATCTAGTTCGATGACCGCTATGCCATCGATGAAAATCTTAATATAAACAACCTCAAGCGTAGTTGTGGTGTCCGTAGTAGAGTTTTGAGCCAGTTTCCCCAAATCTAACCCTTTACCCATTGCGCGGATTGTCACTTTAATCCCTTTTGTTTCGAGCTTTCCAGACTGATTAAATATTTGGAATGCTCCTCGAATATCCAAAGCATGGACTTCCGAACTGATTAGTTTGACCGCTTCAGTTTGGATTGTGCGCCAATTAATACCCACTTCCATTGATCCGAAATGCCCTGGAGTTGGAACGTCTATCTCACCGAGAATACCAGCACCAGATAACGTCTCTGAAAGACTATCAAAAGAGGGTAGAGTTACATCGCCAGTAGCGACCTCTATGCTGCTATCTTCAAGGTAAACTGCTGCCGCTTGAAGTTTTACTGGAATCTGCGCCATAATGTTTTCTCCTTTACGCCGTCAATGCGGCAATATATGCAACGTCATATTCAACTAAAAATTCAATTTCCTGTGCTGGTGATGGTGGAGTTACGTAAACGTGAAACACGATTTTACCGTCCATCAAATTAGCTGAAGGATTTTCAGTTGCATTGAATTCAACTCGTCCACCAAGAATGTATTGAGCTGAAGTTAGTCCATTCATCCATACGTTACTGTTATCGTTAATAAAATCAATTAAGCGGTTATTCATCGGAGCATCAAGGTTGCGCCAGTAGTTAAGCACGAGATTATTTTTAATCCAACCAAACATACGACGTACTGAAGTGAATGCTCGTTGTGGATCCGTCACCTTAGGGTAAGCGCCTGTTCGGTTGCCGAACAACTTATATCCGTCCGAGAAATTAATAGCCGTTACAATGCCATTTGCATTGACGTACTGCGCTTGATCGAGAGGGATATAGGCTTCCGAACCATCTTCCATAATTAATGCATCAGCCATTAGCGTTTGATTAGAAGGAGACTGATACGGAACACCGTCATTAGCTGCATCAGTGGCACAAATTGTCCCTGCAGCCAGTGTAGACATATGATAGGTTTTCCCTTTATATTGTGCTTTCGGATAAGTGTTCATCTGCAATGGACTTGTGTAATGGTTTTCCTCTTTCCAATCCACGAGTTCAATGTAGCGCTCAGACGCATCCATGTCCGTAATGGCGAACGCTTCAAACAGACCATTGATGTTTTGTGACTTAGCTACCATGACAGCCGCAACGACCGGATCAGAAGAATAGCCTGGTGCGACGATTAAGCCAGGAATCAGTTGGTATCGAGGGAATACTTCTTCCATAAGTTCTAGACCCGTACGTACACCTGTGGTTGAATTGGACCCGCCAATGATATCTGAAGAAGTAATTACAGAAGGATCAAGAGAACTAAACCCAACTTTCAGGGATGTAGTACCTGTCAAGATCCCTCCTCCACTAACGACAGCCAAAATTAACTCTCCATCATCACCATATGTCAGTGTGTAGTCAGTATTTAAAACGTGGGTTGTTGTCCCGTCCTGCGAAGCGACTGTAACAGACCCTTTAATTACACCTTCTGGCATGGTGTGAATTCCGCTTGTAAGGTTCACTGCAGCTGGTGCTGTGATTTTAGCGTCCGTAGATGGGTCTAGTACATTCACGAACACTACTGGAGATTGCCCATATAACTCAAAGTGAGAATATGCGAACTCGCAAAGTGTGAACTGCTCCCAGTCATCCGAATAACCGAAATAATACTTAAACTCATTCATGTTATTGCATTTTATCGGTACATTAACAACTGATTTGGTGCTCTGTGTAAGATTTACAGGGGCCGTACCAAAAACGACTGGCAACGTGAATGCCTGTGGTGTTGGAGAGCTTGGTTTGTATGCTACCTCCGTAGCTTTTACGCCATGTACTTCAATTGACATATGATTACACTCCCTTCATGGCTGTATAAGCCGCGTTTAATGAGGTGCCTTTCTTTGATAAATCTATCTGAGCCGAATTGAGCTGATCAACTGGTACGAATAATGATTTAAGTAATGGATATTTAGTAAATAAGTTCTCCAAACACGCTGGATGGCCACCTTTAAATACCTGATGTTGACGCAATATGCCGCGTTCAATCGTAGGTCCCACGTAAATAAGTTGTTCATCAGCCACCTTTGTAGCTGTGTCCTTCGCCTTTTTCTCAGTCGATACTGATTTCTGTGGTGTAGTTTCATTCTTTTTTACGATATTCTCTACTTTTTCATTCAAAAGAATCGCACCTCCTGTACAATTGTTGGTATTTCCCACGTTGTGGACATGTAACCTGTCCAATACGGGTCTGCTTGTTCATCGTAAAACCCCATCGTAAGCGGTCTTTCTATGCGAAAAGGCCATCCATCCCATGTTTCACGCAAAAAAGAGATCCGGACGAATTCCATGAGATGTAATACATCCATGTATCCGTCTGAACCACTTCCTTCACATCCAAAAGAAAAATCAATCCGCGTCGACCTATTCCCCTCTTCGTTATCCTCAGAATCATTCCAGACTATAATGATGAACGGCCATCGTTCGTCTTGTTCGTCGGGCAGTATTTGCTGGTTAGGGACTGGAATATCCGTTTCGGGCATCAACAGGGTTTCTTGCACTGGATTGTAAGGTGTAGCTCTTGCCGGGAGATCAACCTTGTAAATATTGGGTCGAAGGCGATCCGGACCTAGAAACATCTCCTTGGTAATCTCTTGTAAGTATTCTTGTAAACTTTCCAACATCATGCTAGGAGTCATATTTTCAGCCTCCCTAATGTCCGATCAAGTTCATGTGGCACGCGTTTTTCCATTTCCTCGCCATACACCTTCTGGATGTGTTCACGAACTTCCTGATTTCCTGCCATAGACGGAACAGATGGACCACGCATTTCTTTGATCGGGAGTCGTTTCTTTCCTAATCTCTCAAATACTCCTGTATGGCTTCCAGTCGTCGCAATGAAAGCTCCGGGGATTGGTTTCTTAGCCCCGCCTCGGAACACCGCAGCCTGTAACACTTTAGGTGCCCTTTTTAGTCGACGCTTAGGAGAAACACCAAACTTTATCAAGGGGATGCTATGCCCCTTTGATGTTAGAGTAGCCTGAAGTGATTTCCCTTTTGCCTTTTTGATTCTAAGAGTCTCCACAACTTCCTTTTGCTTCACAATATACTTTTCACGGACTTTACGACCAGTTTCTGTTTTGGCACGTTGCGTAGCTCGGTTAATACTTGATAAGACTGCCTGTTGAACGGCCTTATCCATTTGTTTTAAAGATCCTTTTACTGCTTTCAGATCTTCTTTAACCTCAATAAAATTACTCATGGTCGTGTACCGTTCGCCCGCAATGCAATTTTTAAAATACCAAACTCATTCGATACATCTACGACAATATATTTCATAAAATCAAGATAAAAATCCTGATCTACTCGAGGAGTGTAAGCCAGTACATCAGGGTCAATGAAAACAACCGCATTATGTACTGACACGCCTTCTGCATGTTCTATAGGCCGACCATCCAGAGTGAAACTTTCAATAATTACTGGTAGTTTCCTGTCAGTCCTTTTTTTTTGCTGATCATAAGTCGTGATCGTATGAATCTCTGCAAATTCCTCACTATTCATAAAAATTAGTACGTCATTTGCAAGAGTATCTTTAAAAATACTCATCCTAAAGTTCCTTCATACGTTTTTCCAAAGCCTTGATCGCACTTGCTCGTGGTTGTTCCCTCTTATTCTCTTCCTCCAGCAAGGCATTGATTTCCTCGACATCAAGAATGGTCTTTAAATGCTCTTCTAACTCTGCAACTGATTTTTCTACAGATGCTGTGGCCACTTTCACTCCATCATCCAAGGTCGGCGGTTCACCATTTACTTCCTCACTAGTAATATCAATATCAGAGAATGCATTTTTTTCTTTCAGTACTTCGATCATATCTAAAGGGAGTTCACCTTTAACGTTCTCCCCTGCTTCATATAACCTTCCACCAAAGTTAAGCGCATTTTTAAGTATCATTTTTATTTACCTCCATTTTTAAACAGTCCACGACTATCCAAAATCGTTACCCCATAGTCCATATAGATACGGAAATCCATGCCCAGACGATCAAATGAGATATCCGTTTCTAATGTTGGTTCTTCTTGTCCGCGCAGATACGTCACTTCGATTGTATCAGCAATATTAGCATCTGCAGCTAAGTACCATGCATCAGCTGAATATTGGTCAAGTTCTGCATCAACAATAATGTCATATGAGTTACGGAATACATTTGCTATACCACTATGAGCTCCATTAGGATCAGCCTCGCTACGTAAATACTGAGCCGCATTAGTCTCTAGCGCCGCAGGAGCAAGAAGATATTTAGGTGCAATGTTCAGCGTCGCAATACCCCTCTGATCTTTCTGTGTACGCATCATCACCCGGGCTTCACTCATGGATGTTGTATTAATAGATCCTGGAGTCCCTAAGTTTTTATGTGTTACACCAAATAGTGCTTCTCCATCAAAAATCAGTGGATTTGACGCCAACATTTTATATACAAGTGAGTTAATGCCGCGTTTCGCTGCAATAACATAAGAAGCCGGTACACGAGAAAGCATACTTAGATCATCATTGATAAACGCCTCGCGAGTGAATCCCCACCGTTTGGAGTACGTAAGAACTGATTTTCTCACCTTTTCATCTTTCATAGCAGTATCATAAGGAATAGCTCCGTTCTGAGGTGTCAGTTCCAAACTACCCGCTTCAGAAATGCGGTAATGTTCAGCAGCCTTAAAGTCAGAGTTTGAACCTTTCCCAGTCCAGTACTGAAACGTTGTAGGAGCTTCCTGATAGGACTGTGATAATGTTTTGTTAGCCGCATTTGAAATGATTCCTTGGAACGTACTGTCAGGCGATAATGCACGTCTAAGTAAATCCTCATCTCTTAGCAAGTGTGCACCGCTTTCTCCTGCACGTTGCAAGCATTCAACGGCTAAGTCACGCAAACGTAGTCCGCGAAGCTCAGAAGCTCCCGCAGCAGGCTTAGAAACACCTCTACCTGCACGAATAAGCAATGCATCCGATGCCGCTGCACGGAACTTATCAACATCTTCAGCACCTACCTGTATACCTGATGGATGTGGTTTTTTGTCTTCAATTTGTTTTTGGAGGATCGAATCCTTTACCTTAGAAACTTCACTTCCATCTTCAATAAATGGTGAAGCATCCATTCCGAAATTACGACATAACGTGTTTATTTCTGTTACACGAGCTCTTTCACCCGCTGCTGCTTGACGCTGAATCTCCGCAGTATTATCAGGAATTGGTGGGGTTACTCCACGTTCTCCACCCGCTCCTGCACCTGTGTCTGGTGCATGCATTAATCCTTGTGCTGCCAATGCAATCATTTTCAATCCGTTCATTCCTTCATCCCCGCTTTCATTATTTGAATGACTACGACCTACACCAACAGACGGATCGGCTGGAGTTGGTTCAATGCTAATTTCAAAGGGTTGCCATTTCAGAGCAACATACGCTGGGCCCATGTGACGACCATTAGATGATGTCTTTCCAGCCTTCACTTCTTCCCATGAGCTTACCGAGTAGCCAACAGAAACGCCTTTAATGATACCCTTTTTAACCTTTTGGAATACCTTGTCGCTATCATCGTCATCATCGAACTGTACGAGCGCTCTAGCCTTCCGTTGTCCTTCATCCACCCATACACTTTTAATGACACCAATCGGCATACGTCCATAATTTGCATCCCTACCATGAGCAAATAACAAAACCCCGACTTCGTTCAACCTAGATAGGTCGAGCGCTCCGGGGTCGTGACTTAAAATTTCATCTCCAAAATAACGCTCATAAGGTGCTTCAGAGGAAAAGGATAGTTCAACTGTTCTTTCTTCCTCGTTTATCGTATCGCGATTTAGTGTGAGTGTTCGAATTAATTGATTGTCCGACGGTCCAGCATCTCTATGCAGCGTCGTCGGTAGACTCACCGTCGTCATCGTCTTTCTCAATCTTTGTTCCCCCTTTCTCTTCTTCTCCAATCAATTCCTTGATTAGATTTAATTCCGCAGCACGTTGCGTAATTACGTCTCGCCAATCTTCGCCTCGTTCAGCGCAAATACGCGCAAGCGTATCTTGATTAGATTCCAATGCAATCTTATTGGCATCCGCTTCTTTCTTAGGGTCAATCCAAGTGCTTCCTGGTGGAACCCACACATGCGCTGTGTACTTAGACTTCTCTTGAGAGTAGCCTGGCAGGTCCAATTTTTTGGAAAGGTACATGGACTCAAGAAACTCCAAATATACAGGTCGCAAAACCCGATCAATCAGCATCTTTTGCATTTTCTTGTACAACTTTCGATCCTCAATCAATCCCTGACGAGCAGAAGAATAGTTCACTTGCGATAAATCTCGAGATACAGCTTCATAGCTAAGCCCTAAACCAGCCGAAATCATTCTCACAAGCGTAGCTATAAATTCCTTGCTATTGGACGCTTGACCAGATGGGATTACCGTTTGCACTTCATCTCCTGGATTCAACTCACCAATCATCCCTGGAGATAGGGATACACCGCTGTAATTGATCGGTGCAGCATCTGACCCACGAGCACCGCGACCTAGCCCTCCTTGCGGGGTATCCTTTTTGATAAATACCGCCATACAAGCAAGTACACGCTCTTTGATAGAGATCGCCTCAATGAATTGATTAACGTCCTTGATTCGTGGTAATGCGGTTACCAATTGAGATACTTCACGAACCTGTTGCGGACTCGTTTTCTTAAAGAGGTAGATCACGTCTTTGGCTAAAATTCGAATCGATTCTGTAGGATGCAGAAAATACTCGTCTGCCTTTTTGAAATGGTATGCAACAGGTTTGTTGTACTCATCAAGTTCAATTCCCTCAATAATTCGCTTACCTTCACCAGGAGTAACTAGTGTGCTTAACTCATCAACGGATCTGATTTGCAACTTAAATGGGAATTCGCTATTAGCAACATATACTTTGATGATAAATATACCGCCATCCACGACGTATCTCCTGATTATCATCTCTGCGATATCCTCTAAAGACTGTGTAGCTGTGATATCGATGTTTTCAGGATTACAATACTCTTTCCACATCTTTTCTATCTGCTGATTCAATTCTCCATTTACATTGCTTTTTAATTCATGTGTGATTTTAGATTGCAACATAATACCTGTACCCGTCACATTTCGTTCAAAGGCCTGAAGAATACCACCGGTCACATCGCTATTATTTTCTAAATCTTGTGCTCTTGCTCTTATAAGCGAACGCTCAGCCTGTTTCTTCTGTTCGTTTGGTGAAGCAGATGGGTTCCATCCTTGATTAAGTCGCCCACGATCACCACCATCAAATACACTCATTCCATTTCTCCAGGCTAAACGCTTATACCCCCAGCGTGGACTAACAGCAGCTATAGAGCGATCGATCCAGTTCAATTTTCATCACCTCCCTTCAAAATACACTTGGTGGAATATAGAACCCCCACGTTCTACATTAAGAATCTCCCGTTCAAGTCGATCTCGTTCTTTATATAACAGACTAAGATCTGGACGCTTCAGTGATCTACTACCGATTCGATATTCCTGAGCTCCATTTTGAATGGCAATGATTGCTTTATTAAGCTCTTCCAGTTGCTCACGTAGCTTCCCTAAACGTTCTTCTTCTGTCATAACCACTTGCCACCTCCTGCCAAGTTATTTAAGTTTCGTTTTTCCTGACTCTTCTCTTGGGGAGGTTCAGGTTTCTTCGACTCCCCATATCTCATGTAACGTATACCCAGACAATCCGCAGCAAAGGCAGCGTATACTTCACAGTCTAGATAGTGATTGTCAGCATGAGCTGTTTTAGGCCGCCATACTTCCACAGTCTTGCGACCACTCTTCTCAATAACCTTTTCCTCTGCTGTCACTTGCTCTGCATATTCTTCATCCGTATTTTCATAGACGAACCAGCCGCCCGTCTCATCTGGCTTTCTGACTAAACGCCCCGTTATAAAGTCTTTATAGTAATTACCATCAACGTGGTACAAAGAAATACCGTAGACTCCTTTTTCCTCCCGGTCTATTTTGGTATGTTTATACTTTGTATTGAGTGGGGTGTTGGAACCCTTTATAGAAACAGCCCATTCAGTATTTCTCGCGCAAAAGTCATACGTCTCATCCGCGTTATAACCAGAGTCGACGGCGCAGAGGTTTACAAAATATTCAGTTCCATCCCTGCCACAATAGGAGATGTTCATCACATCTTCAATTTCAGTCCATGTGTCCACAACTCCATGCCGAATATTGTAACTGGTCATATGTTCTCCCCAAGCACGAATGGTGTAATAAAAACGATCTTTCTGAACGTCAACGCCACCCGTTAGGAGAATCATTCTATCTGGAACAATTCCTTCTTCATAGCCTCCAGTCTTCTTTAACACCTTATCGCTATTCAATTTGATTTGGGTGTTTTCCCATGGCTCAGCCAACCAGCTATTAATGAAGTTCATGAGTTCTTCTGGACCGCCACGTTTTGAGGTGATAAATTCTGCCGCGATGTCCCCAAACCTTACCCAAGGACTGTAGATAGAATTCATCCAAAACCCTGTTTTACGTTTTGGTTTTGTTGAACCATCAAGACCTCGCCATTCACCATTTCTGAGCATTGATGGTTTATGGGCATCCCGAATTATTCCTTCACAATTCTCACATTCATATAATGCTGTGCTCTTAATTTCATCGACATCTTTCGTTTTGTCGAACTTAATTTGCTTGAACTTAAAAGTATAATATTGCCCACAGTGTGGACAAGGAACATAATATTGAAGCTTAACATCTGCCCCCAACCATGATTGCCAAATTGGGCCACTTTTCAATGTAGGCGTAGAGGTCTGCATAATCTTTTTGTTATAAGTGAAGGTCTTTGTCCGTTCTCTTGCTAACGATCTAGGATCTGCTTCTTTCCCTGCACTCTTCGGATACTTATCTACCTCATCCATAAACAGATACCGAATAGCACGGCTAGAAAGAGAAGCCGGGCTATTTGCTCCAGCTATGACAGCATACATCCCGTCAAACTGAAGTTCTAAAACCTTACTGTCCTCATTTTTATATCTATCGCTAAGCGTTGGACTCAATTGCACCATAGGTTGAAGTCGGTTTTTAGAAGTGAATTCAGCAAGGTCAAGCATAGGGTACACAATTAAAGCTGGGTTAGGATCCTGAGCGATAACATATCCAAACATATTATTCAGACTTTCAGTACCGCCAACCTGTGTTGGTTTAACAAAGATGATCTCTTCAATACGTGGATCTGTGAACGCATCCATAATGCCTCTTAAGTAAGGGGTTCGATCCGTTGACCATGGACCCGGCTCCGCTGATGATTTACTATCCAATATCCGATGTTTGTCTGCCCATTCAGAGACAGTCAACTTTTCAGGTGGCCGAAGCACCTGTAATGCAGCCATTATCCATTCGGCCCATTCCTTATCATTTCTTGGCATCATAAACACCCCGGACCGACAATTGCAGCAAAGCCGCATTGGTTGTGTCCGTAATATTCTGTTCTATGATTCTAACCTGATCAGGTTCTAAATATGGAGCAATCTCCATAGCTATCTTTCGGCTATATCCACCCATAGAACGTCTAAGCGTAGTGAAAAAACGCTGGAGTTCACTCACAACGTCTTCTCTCCTAATATATTCACCTTTAGATATTTCATTTTTATGAGTAGCTGATTCCGCTTGTTGTTCCTTTAGTTTCGCCTCATAAAATAGCTTCTGCTGAGAGAGAGTCATTTCTTCTTCGTTGTCAGGTGTCTTCTTTACGCCACGGTTATCCATGACCCAATTTACAGTGTCTTTAAGAGAATACCAGCCGTTAGCCTTTTTAGGCATCCCTGCCTTCACCCATTGTGCAAGTGTGTTGCGATGTACACTGAGCATTTCACAAAGCTCAGATGTGTTGATACATAAGGCACCATCGATCATTTTCGCCCTCATTTTCCCACTCAAAAAACCTCCTCCTTTTTGCACAATGCCTTATGTGCAATTTTTATAAAATTCGGTGGAATCTCGGGGTCATACGTACCCGCATGCCACCCACCCCCTGGGAAGGACCCGCGACCTCAAAACCCGCTATCCTTTGCCCTGTATGGGCTCGTGGGGTTTCACACTGTCACACGAACTTTATCTGCTCTCTGAATTACCCTTAACCTATATTCTGGGTAACTCATGGAACACTCTTAACCCTATATATGTCAAGGGTTTCGGAGGATCTATGATAACCAGTTACTCATGTCATAATTATGGATAACTCATAACCTAAAATGCTTAGTTGCTAAGTTAATAGAGTCTTGAGTAATCCCGATATAGCGCAATGTAATGTTAGGATCAGAATGGTTGAATATCTTTTGAAGTGTCGCAATATCCTTCGTTTCTTGATAAAAATGATATCCGTACGATTTTCTGAGAGTGTGGTTCCCAATTCCACCTAGTTCTTTGTAATCCTTTGTGATAGCACGCATGATCTTGTATGTCATCGATCGTCCTAACGGCTTATTGACACCTTCGCGACTCTTGATCAGATATTCATCATCTGGACGATTCTTAACGAGAGCAAGTAATTCTCGTCTGACTGTTGGATGCATCTCATATTCCTTCTGCTTCCTAGTCTTCTTCTCGGTGAGATAAAGTTTTTCTTTCTTCAAGTCTCGAACTCGCAATGGAAGAATGTCCGATATTCGGAACCCAATATTCATACCAATAACAACTAATATATAATTTCTCTTATCTGCTTCCTGAAACAGCCGTTTTTTAATATCCTCTATAATTTCCCTGTCTCGTATCGGTTCAACATATTTCATTTTTTAACACCACTATCCGGCTTAACACATCCCTGTGGTTTGGAGCAGAACTGAGCGGAACCCTCCCAGTTGCCCCATTCACAACCCCTACATAATAATGGTTGCCGCACTGGCGGCTTCTTGAAGTCTGTACCCACTCAGCTCGCTCCTTTCATATAAATAATAAAAAGGCCACTGATTATCTCAGCGACCGGTGATTTAAAAATGTGCCGCACATAATGAACGGCTATATAGGAGGAATGCTATAAATTAACGACCTTGACAAATTAACGACCTTGACAGGATTCGAACCTATCTACACCTAAAGGCCATAATAAAAAACTAGGGCATTTAACCCCGCCTCACCACCACACGTTTGACGATTAACGTCTAAGGTTTACAAACCCACCGCATGGCCGAGTCCTGCAATTGATAAAGGTACAGCAGGATCACCCGAGCATCTCTGCTCTATTGATTCCACTGTACCTTTTAAAAACTTGCATATGACTAGCATCATAGAGGCGATTCCCCCGCATTTTACACGCATTTCTAACTTTCAAACACTTTTATAGTATTCGCAATTGATTCGATGCCCCTATTAATCCGACGGTCCACAGTTGATGGATCCAAGAATCGATAGTGAACAACAACATCCTTGCGTCTGATCCCATCAATAAACCTCATCTGTATTGCTCTTTTAATATCCTGATCGATGATTAATCGTACCGCACGTTCAACATCTAATGTTGCATTTAAATATGCATTGTACGCTCTTTCTTGTTTTGGAGCAAGTTCCTCTATTTTCTCAAGTTCTGCTATTATATTTTTATGACGTCTGTAACGTATTAAAAGAGACTTTGTCTGCTTTTTTTCATCCTCGTTGGCTTCATCAAAAAAGTTTAGTTGCAAAGCGATCATTCCCTTCATCTCCTTTGCTTGCTATAATAGAAGATGATGATTATTTATGCTCTCCGGTCCGTTCCCCAACTGATCCCGGTGAGCTTATTTTTTTGATACCCAAGCAAATCCTTTACCTCCTATACTTAATGGCTTTTCTATTAAGTATGAATATCCCTTCGGTACGCAATCACCAGGTACTATCTTCACTAACCCGAATCTTGTTTCTATATTAAGTAGCTGAGAAATATTCGATGTAGGACACACCATCAAATTTATATTATCAACTCGCTTACCCGATCTAATGATTGGAGTGAGGGCAATTTCAATCATTTGTATAGCTACTGGAGATATCATTGTTGGATCCTCCTATATATCTAGTATTATTTGACCTACTACTATGCATTCAGAAGCATCTTGTATATACCCCTCATCCAAATACCTTTTTGGTGCCGATGTTGTAATGTGTGGCCATACTTTGCCACCGGCACGAGAATGAGGATCAAGTGCTGTTCCCTTTTCTGTCCATACCCAAAACGTTGAAGCTATAACGGTTTCATTCATCAGGTTTCCTCCATATATTTTTTGAAGTTTGATGTCATTTTTTCAGCCTGATCCAACTCTTTATTCTTCCGGTTACATATTGCTTGACACCTTTTAACTGCAAGTAGCGTCTTTTCTTCGATGGTCACACCGCGGATTTTGTCTATAATTCCCAGAATGACGTTTTTCCTATCTTGTTGGTTCACTCCCGGAATGTGCAGTTTAATAACCGAACTACTGGCACTTGTGAATGAAACTCTTTCAATGTGCCATCTGAATATATTAGCTAACTTCGGATCAATCATTTGTTATACCTCAATCCCTATTTATTGTTGTTGCGCAATATCGTCGTACTATGCAGTAACCTTTTTCAAGAGATTAGTTGATGACATTTTTATGACTTCAATTTTTTCTACATAATGATGTATATTGTTCTATCAATTTGGAAATACTAGAATTGAAGCGTTAGCAGAAAGCGGCCGCCAACGCAAGGTTACATACATACGCTATACGAATGGGATGCGCATCCTGGTTATTTGCTTTGATCTCATCTAGGAGAGCAAAAACTTAGCTGGAAACTGACGGGTTTCCGGCTATTCGTGCTGCCATTCACATGAACGGATCTATTCAATTTGTTTCTTCAAAGGCCTTTAGATCATAAGTTTTTTCTAGTTTTGAGGTAACTACGAGTATCCTTGGATAGCTTTTCTATCCTTTCAGTTGTATATTCAAATAGTTTTCGTCCTTCATACCGTAATTTTAAATACTTTAAAGATTGCTCATAACTATTGGGACAACACCAAGACTGATATGAGTATGTATCTTCCATTATTGCTCCATTTTGAGAATAAGGACTAACTTCAATCATTTCATTAATTCCTGATATCCAATACGTAATTTTATGAACTGAGTCTTCTGTATACTGAAAAAAACACACACCATCGATTGGTTCTTTTTGACATAGAACTTTATTTTCCTTGTAGACGCTATCTTCAAAAATATCTCTAATTTCGGTAATAAAATCCTTTTGGTTCATTAACTACACTCTCCTATTCACTATGTCGCGTCGAGCTTACCTTCGTTAATCTTATTCACTTTTTTACTTAACGTCGATTTATCGTTATTTCTAAATTCTCCTCTAACTATGACACCGATCTCTATTCCATCCTGAAAGACTCGTACATAAGCTTCTCCATCATAGAATAGTGTATTCTTTGGTTGAATATTAACTGCCGCAATTTTATCTTGACCTGCATAAAGAATTACTTCCTCCGGACCTGATGGAATACATGTTACATATGTTCTATCCATGTCAATGATCTCTCCCTATTCATACGGTGTTCATGTATTTACTCCAAAGGCAATACTTTCAAATGAAATAAATTCTTTATCTTTTTCAAACACTTCCTTTAAAATCCCTCGTACCAATTGATTTAAGGTGATCTCTTCATAATCCTTACTAGAATAAATCGGAATTTTTAATATAGGTATTTCTACAATCTTTTTTCTCGGATCGCAAACTTCACAATGTATTATTTTATCATCATTTAGTATTTTTGTTTCTCCATTGTGTATATGAAAAAAAGCATTTTGATTAGCATCAAATATTACTGTTCCTAAGTTCATTTCACATACAATATCCATTGCATTTTCTTGATCTTCTGCATCTATTACATCTACAATTACATTCATTAGATATTCATTATTTTGAAACACTCCATAAATATTGAATTTTTCCATAATTCACATTACTCCCTTATACAACTTATTATTCATTATGTTGTCGAATTTCTTATACTTAAGAACGGATTTATTCAATCTATTTCTTTAACATTAATATTTGGTAGAAACAATAAACCATAGCTATTCCTAAAATTGTTTTTAATATTCCGACTATCAAAACCATATTCATCAATGTAATCTCCCTATTCAGTTAAGTATCATAGTTTCTTCGGAATATAACACTACTTCTTTTCTGTTTTGAACCAAAAAACACTATAAAAATCGACTTTGAAAGTTTCACCACATTTTTCGCATTCCATTTCAAAGTCACCACTCATATCACCAACCTCAATGTAATCATCTCCATGAACTTTTTCACAATGAGGACATACAATCGCATCAGCATTTTATTTTTTAGAATCAAACATTTTTAACCCTCCTTATGTCGTTTTTTGTGTCTACTGCGCATTCATCTCTTTGCAGTTTGTGCCTGAATACTCTGGGCACGCTGGCTCTTCTAGATCGTCCTCTACAGCAAACTTACGACGACATTCGTCATTCTCACATTCGTACGTGATCCACATGTTTGACTGTCTCCCTTCCTCAACTATCTGAATGAGACTAAACTACTTCATTCCATTCCAATGCACCATTAAGTTCGATGTCCGATTCGAACTTATAAATTTTCATATCTAGCAATTCTGCAAGGTAAAATTCAGCATTCGCACCGTTCGACTTTTCCCATCCCGGAAGTAGTAGTACGGTATCCGCATCCATAAGCGCTTTTATGTCTGCTCTCATAAATCCGTTCCAAGTAGCCTCTAATGGTGTTATCTCTGCTGGGTTTATAACTTCGTGTCCTTGCTCTCTTAGTGTTTTTGCCGTGCTATTGAATAGAGGATAATTAAATTCTTCAATTCCTGTCATGGGTCCGGAAATGTAAACGATCATATTGTTATATCTCCTCATAGGATAGGGCAGCCGAAGCCGCCCCAATCTGATTTGTTATGCAATAAGTACGATCTTGCCTGATTCGATTTCTTCTTTAAGCTGTTCCTGCAGATATCCTCTGATCGTGTCCATAGCTTCCACTTTCCAAGCTCCACCATCTGCTTCGAATAATGCCGCAGCAGGTCCAGTTTTCATTCGGAATACAAATAGAGACTCTGGTTGCTGAACTTCTACAAAAGTGCGGTATGGGAAAAGAGTGACCGGATTAGGAACGGTTACGGCTGAAACTGTGGCAACCCCGGTCTTTGCAGTAACTTGCTGAGAAATTCCATCGTCACTAATATTCTGTACTGCATCTTCCTTCACGTTGCCCACTACCTTGAGTAGAGAAGCGCGATCTTCGTTAGGAACGAATAAAGATTGCAGCATGATGTTAAATTCCTCAACATCTGTCCAGTTCCCAAACCGTATTGATGGAAGTAACGCTTCAGCTTCGATATAGTTATGTCTTGCTAGATCCTCATTGAAAGAACTAAATGCTGATACTTTTGTTGGGCTCTCTACGTGGACCATCAATGATCCTGGAGAATCATAATTGGATTTTAGGTAATCTACAAAACCGGATAGACTACGTACTGTCAATGCTGAAGGTGTTGGTTTTCTAAGAAGATTAAGTGGTTGGTTAGAAAATTTCTGACCGTTAATTTCCATAGTTTCTTGGTTTCCAAGTCCGATAAGGTATTGCAATGCAGTTTTAATCATAATTAGTTGCCCCCTTGTGATTGTTTGCGTTCTAGATAAGACACTTTGTTGCCTTTGTCGTCCGCTATATCGCCATCATTGTCGATCATCATCTGATCTTTCATGCCGGATGCTAGTTCCGCTGCTACTACATTTCCGTTACCCTCAACACCAAAGATTAGCTTAGTAGCTATTCCGTGCGCTGGAGCAGGAGTTGTTTTAACATCTACACCAACAAGAGCGATTTCTCTTTCTTCATCCGGTTTAAGCGTGATTGTAAGTGTCACTTTACGAGCCTTTTTCCATTCTGTATTTGGGTCCAAGATGTTCTCCGCTACCTTTTGGAGTTCAATGTTTAAGCGTTCCCCTACAGCTCCTCCAGCTAAAGTTCCGATATTAATATTTGTTTTCATGTATATCGCTCCGTTTCTATATTTTTATTTATGATCTCGGTTCAACACTTAGATGTGGTGGTGCTCGGTCCTTGGAGAAAGGATTCATTCTCTATTCCCCTTTCCAAATCTATCAACTTTACCGAGTTGGTCTGTAATCGTAGTCGAGGAATTTACTGTAATTCCTCAGGTTAACCATTTCTGCTGTCCCTGTTTGTCCTTCACGATTTTTAGCGACTATTATTTCAATAATGTTTTTTTTATCAGTCCCTGCATTGTAGTAATCGTCGCGGTAGAGGAATGATATGGTGTCTGCATCCTGCTCAATATTTCCCGACTCTCTTAGATCACTCATCATTGGACGCTTGTCCTGGCGTTGCTCTACGCCCCTACTAAGCTGTGCTAATGCTATGACTGGACAATCGTTCTCTCTTGACATCTGCTTCAAACTATTACTGACATAACCAACTTCATCATTTCGGTTACGATTTGTATAACTTTTTCCGCCGTTTATCAATTGGAGATAATCAATGTATACGATCAGTTCCGGATTATTCTTTTTCAATTTACGAACAGAAGCACGGATCTCCTGAATACTTAACCCTGGACGATCATCGATGTAAATATTAAGCTCCGATAGAATCGATAGCCCGATCGTATACTTAACCCATTCCTCATCGTGCAATTGTCCACTTTTAATGCGACTTCCATCGATATTACATTCAGCCGAAATCATTCGATCAAGTAGTTGTTGCTTGGGCTGTTCTAGGCTGAATATAGCGACCGTCATGCCTTCTTTACCGTTCTTAACAGCATTATTAAGCATTGCTGCTGTCTTACCTACCGATGGACGAGCGGCGAGAATGTTAAGAGTTTGATTCTGCCACTTGCCAGTTATGAGGTCCAAGTCAGTTCCGACCGTACTCACTCCAAGTGGTTTGCTACCGTACTTTTTATCTTGCAATATTTCGGAATGTTCAATAAGGCCTTCTCCAATATGCGTAAAACCATCATCAGTTCTGAACCGATCACTTAGTTCCTCAGTAACTCCAACTAGCTCGGAGATAAATTCCTTTGGATTATCATTACCGTTGCTATATATTTTTTTAATAGATTCCATACCGTGACGGATGACAAACTTTTCTTTCACGATACGCTCGTATGATCCGAAATCTGAAATGGAAGGAACTGATTGACTCAGCTCTACTAGATATTTGATGCCACCGATAACATGTAACTCTTCTCCTAAGTTTGATGAGAGAGAAACCACATCTACCTTTTTCTCTTCTTCTTTTAGTTGAATCATAGATTTATATATAATTTGATTAGGTTCGTAGTAGAAATCATCTTCAACCGCGGTTGTCTCGTAGATCAGGTCAGGTGAAATAAGAATTGCACCCAATACAGCTTGTTCGGCTTCTATGCTGTAGTAACTCATCCTTTAACCCTATTTTCCTCTATAACCTTCTTCATCCAGTCTCCACGACTTATTCCTTCACGTACCCAAGGTGTTTCTCTGGGTAAGCTCTCACGCAACTTGTCCTGATCTTGAAGTGCTTTCCTAGTTCGTTCCTTTTCTCGCTCGGCTGCTAGATTTGCATTAGACTTGATAACGTCTGAAAGAGTTGGAGCATACCTTTCTGTACGTATGTACTCTTTCACATTCGCCCAGGCATTCTCTGCGTCTTCAGTTTCAAGTTCATCTATCCAATTTTCAGCAATAGTCTTATCTACTTTCCAATTCGGATAACAAGATGCTAGCTTTGCAAATACCTTTTTAGCCTCGTCCCTTTGCATGTGCTACCCTCCTAAATGTCCTTCATGAAATCTAAACGCCCATCATCAGACTTTTTACTATTTTTCAAGTTCCAAGCATCCAAAGTGTAAATCCCTTCTTGGACGCTCTCTTTTGCTATTGACTCGAAGTATGGAATAGATTTACCTTCCGACCTTTTCATGATGAGCTCTATTAACTGGATTTCTAAAATTCCAATGAATGATTCCGCTCGTTCTAATTCGTAAATGCCTTTGCATTTAATTTTGTATAAATTGATCCAAGTGGAGATAGCTGTCTTTTCAGTTATGTTCTCTTCTATTCCCTTCTCTTCAGTTCCCTTTAGTTCAGTTCTCTTTAGTTCAGTTCTCTTTAGTTCAGAGGGAATTTTTGTGAAGTTCTCAGAAGTTCTAGGAAGTTCAGGGAATTTAGAAGTAGTTCTCTTTTGTAAACCCTGTTGATGTTTCTCAAAATTAATGATTTGAACTATTCTTTCGCCATCAACTTCATACCAAAATATCAGCCCTTCTTTATCCAAACGTTCTAAGGAGGCTTGTACATCAGCCTTTGTCTTATCCAGCATTGGAACCACTAAAGCTTTCACCTTTCCGGGTGATCCTGCCATTCGTCCAAAGTCATCTGTATGAGGAATCATCCATGTGAACAGCAAGATATCAAAAACATCTGGAAGATTATTAACTTTCTCCGAAATAGATATTACTTTTGAAATCATTCGCTTTTCAGCCATTCAACTCTTCCTTTCTCTTCCACACCTTTCTGATAATTTCCGAGAAATTCTATGAAGTTCCAAGAAATTATAATAGTTGTGTTTAAAACGTCTCCAGCATGGTGTGAATAGTAGAAGTCTTTCCGAACTATAAATTTTGTGATAAAATAAACGTAATTAATTTTTTCAAGCCGATCACGCCTCTACGCGTGGTCTTTTTTTATGCCTAGAATTTGAAATCTCTCTTTGATCGATCAGCTTCAGTCTTTCTTGCAGCCTATTAATTTTGTTTTGTAATTTAATAGAGCCAGAAGGATTGTCCGGCTTTTGACGGTACAATTCGTTTAATTGATCTCGTATCGTCCGTTGCTGAGGTGTTGATTGCTTCATGCAACGTCTCCCTCCCTTCTTATGAAAATCTTAGCCGTAGAGCTTCAAACACAAGGTTCTTATTCTGATCATCCAAGAGATCCATGTCGGACATATTCACCTTGTTGAAGTCGTTATACATATGTAATGCCAACGCCAACATAAAACGTTCAGATGGACTCCAAGATTTCGATATCCGTTTTAAACCTGTGGAATCGATTGTGCATTCAGCTACATCAAAATACTTAGTAGTGAAATGCTGCTGTAGTTTACTTTGTTTAGAAAACAAATGCAGAGTTCCGCGCCAGTAGCGATCTTGAATTAATTCCGTAGGTACTTTCATCTTCATTCTCCTTATAGGCAATAGCCTCAAACCACTTTGTATTCTTTCCCTGTTTCCAAAAGTAAAACAAACGCTTTACATTTATTAGTTAGAATCGGGAATTCCTTTGGGTCATGACCTAGTAAATTCCCATTCATATCTACAACTGTACGTTTGACAATCTTCATTTCTGGTTTTTGTTTCAAGGAATACTCCCCCCCTTTATGAAATTTTCTTCTTCCTTAATCCGAGAAACTCGGATTCATTACCAAAAAAAATATGGATATACGGCACATCATACAGTTCGAGCAACATTACCATGAGATCATGGGGCACATATGTAGCATCAGCTTCATACTTAGATATTGTATCTGTACATCTACTTGTTTTCTCTGAAACATCCTTCAACGTAAGACCTCGATTGATCCTGGCGGCTCGTAGTGTAATTTTGAATGTCATGTTAGTTTCACCTCCTGTGATTAATATTAATCCGGTAATCTCGGATTGTCAACCGCAAACCTCGGATTATTTCATTTACAAATGTGTATAAAATCCGTATAATACGGATATACACTTTGATAAGAAGGAAATATATTCGTAAAAAGGAGAATTAACTTGTCTAGAAAAAGAATAACTGAAGTAGAACGAGAGATAATGAAGGACATCGCAATCAACTTGCGAAAAATTATCAAACGAAAAGGTTTAACCCAAAAGGAATTAAGTGAGCTAACAGGGATATCAACTAGCGCTATATCTGATTACATAAATGAAAAAACATTAATGACTCCGAGTATCATTCAATTATTAGCTGAATCACTTAATGTACAGGCCAAAGATATCCAATCTTCTTTAGCTGGCGTGGACAATGGAGGGTACCAGTCACATGGAATACCACTTATCGGAACAATTTGTGCTGGTGAAGGTTTACTTGCAGACTCAAACATAGAGGATTACGTTTACTTTCCATATCCAAATAAAAAGCAACCAGATTATGCATTACATGTTAAAGGAGACAGTATGAGAGACGCAGGAATTGAAAATGGCGACATAGTTTACTTCCGTCGTGCTCAATGGGCTGATTACAACGGACAGATCGTTGCTGCTCTTGTAAATGACAATGAAGAAGGAATGTTAAAAAAAATACATTGGTCAGGAGACGATGCAAAAATAAAATTAATTCCTGCAAACAATGAATTTCAAACAAAAGAGTACTTCCCATATGAAATTAGCGTTTGTGGTGTTTATATGGGGCATTTCAAACCATTCAACGATAAACTAGGAGAGTGAATGATGTTAGCGCTAGCATATATAAGAGTAAGTACAGAGGAACAGGCAGAAAAGGGTAATTCCTTATTTGAGCAGCAAGAGAGAGCTGTAGCTTATTGTAAGGCAATGGGATGGGATGAACCTATTCTCTTTATTGACGATGGATACAGTGCAAAGAATATCAATCGACCTGAATTAACGAAGTTACTAGAAAGAGTAAAGACGGAATCCTGTGGGATTGTTATAACAACGAAGTTAGATAGACTATCAAGAAAGCTATTTGATATTTTAAAATTAAATGAATATTTTAACAAATACAATTTCAATTATGTCTCTGCAACCGAAGGATTCGACACATCAACACCTGCTGGGAGACTGGTTCTGCAAATGCTTGGGATGGTAGCTGAGTTTGAACGTGAGCGTATCTCTGAAAATGTAAGAAACAATATGATGTCTATAGCGAATAACACAAAAAAAGTCATTAGTCGTCCTTGTTTTGGGTATGACGTCATTGAAGGAGAACTCGTCATTAACATTGAGGAATCACTCATAATTAAAAAAATGGCTGCTTGGACATTGGAGGGAGAAGGTGCCAGATCTATTGTAAAGAGGTTAAACCTTGTAGAGAAGGTTACAACCAAAGAAGGTAACCAATGGCATGATAAAGTCCTTAGAGAGTTATTGCAACGAGAAACACTTAAGGGCGATTTTATTTATAATAAAACCTATAAAAAGGACAATAAAGTAATCAAAAGACCCGAAGAGGAATGGATACGTATAGAAGATCATCACGAACCTATACTTGATGCTGAAACATTTGAAATGATAGGACAATTATTTCAAGGTAGAAAATTTATTGGCAGACATGTTAGTGATGATCGATATCTCCTTTCTGGTCTCGTTATATGCGGCCATTGTAAAAGTAAAATGAATGGAAAAATGAATAAAAACTTTTCTAAACGACTGGGTAAAGAAAATATTCATTATCAATATCTGTGTGATGGATACTTAAAAAAGAGTATTTGTTATCATCACTTTGCACATCGAGACACAATTGAAAATATAATAATCGAAGAATTAAAAGACTTGGCTACTATGTCGAGCGGATCTCCAAGGTTGATCTCTGTAGTTAAAAATAATTCAGTAGATAAAGAAGAGATTAAAAACAATCTAGACAAGTTAGATAAGAAGATTCAAAAACAAATCGAAGCCTATAACGAAGATTTAATAACTAAACACGATCTTAAATTAGCAGCAGACACAGCTAATACAGAAAGAGAATATCTAAAAAACCTTTTACAGGCATCAGAAGAAAAAATTGCTGAACAACGAGAAAAGGAATTACGTGTAAAGGCAAATCATTATTTGAATGCAATATTGTCTGGAGATAGGCTCAAAATGAAGCAAACTATAAGGCAAATGATACATTCTATAGAGGTTTTTGATGGTAGTAATATAGAGGTTATTTATCGCGGGGATTAA